TTTAAGTTTCTGTTACGTATACTAGCTATTTACAGGTCAGACTTTTGGGAAATGTTGCAGTAGATCTGTGCCCTTCGACTTCGCTTCGTCGAGGTACTTGAGCGGATTATAGTTCTTAGATGAATTTAATGAGATCCACTCGTGCGTCGCTCTGATGCCGCCCTCCAGGTCGAGCCGTGGAGCCCAGCCAATTTGATCCCTGACCTTGGCAGATGACAGTCTGTGGTTGCCGAGATAATCAGTCTTTGGATACCAACGCACGATTTTTTCTACGTTTTTTCCGACCACACGCGACACGAGGCTCATGATCTCTGCAGCAGCGTGAGGTGTCTCGGCGGCGACGTTGAAGTCAGTTCCCCAACCGTGTCGACTCTCGCAGATCATAGCGACAGCTTCACAGTAGTCTGACACGTGTAGGTAATCCTTGATCTTGGACGGGTCTAAGAAGATGTCGACAGACTCTTTGTTCTGCAGCGAAGCATAGATGCTCTTGGCGATGAGAGAGTTCATGTCACCCTCGTCTCCGAAGGCGAAGAGAGGACGCACCACAGACCAACGCTTTGCCATGCCCGTGACGAGCTGTTCACCTGCCAGCTTCTGCACGCCGTAGTAAGTGAGGGGTTTTCTGACAGAGTCCTCGAAGATCTGCTGGTTCTGGTACGCCGGCGTGTCGTAGATCACAGTCGTGCCCATGTAGCACACGCCCACATCGGCGGCGTTTGCTGCTCTCACGATGTTGTAAGAACCATGCACGTTGCTGAGAGTCGCCTCAGCAGGATTCAGCGCAACGACGTCTGTTCCCACCACAGCGGCGTTGTGCACAACCACGTCGACTTCGTAGCGTTTGAAAGCTTCCGCCCAAGCGTCTTCTGAGTTGCGGTGGACGCATACTTCGCCTGTCTTGGGCAGTGTGACCATCCCGTCTCCGATCAGATCAGCATCTGACAGAATAGAGTGTCCTCGAGATGCTAGTTTCTTCTTTAGGTGCCGTCCAATGAATCCTTCCCCGCCTGTGACGTAAAATCGCATGTGTGTCTCCGTGGCAGAATATTACAACAAAAAGGCGACCAATTACAAGGTCGCCTTTTTACATTGATATTTTAAGATCTTTGCGGTGACTAAATGAGCTTGGTGTGAATCATCCGCCGTAACCAATTTGACTCATAAACTCTTCAAACAACTGAGATAAAGCGTCTCTAGCAAGATCTTCAGCATCTAATTCATCCATGCCTTCGTCGATTGCATTTTTTTCAACGTTTTTTCGAAGTTCATCGAGCGCGCGTTTTGCGCTATCGACAACGGCTAAATCGGCGTAAGCACCCAGGCCAGGACCATAGTTCTCTGCAACGACCTGCTTTTCAAGTTCCTCTTTGATAATTTGCTTAAGTTGAGCTGTTGTGAGTTTCATTTTTCTCCGAATAATGAAGCTAAATATAGACGAAAAGGCGTTTTTACACACCTTCTCGCTCAAAAGATCAAGCTAGATCACTCGATCTCTTTGTCGTAGGGCTCGTACAGCATCTCACCGGCAGTCTTACAGCGGTCGAGGTAATCCTCGAGCTGTTCGAAAGAGGTGCATACTTTGATACCACTGCGAGACAACATTAGATTAAACTTGGCACCTGGGGGCAGATTCTCACAAAAATACACGATCTTCGTACCGTATGCGTAAGCCGCGCCAGACTCCCAGATCGTGCCAATGTCACGGTACGTGGTGTTGACAAGGCAGAAATCTGCCTTCTTAATGTGCTCAACATTTCCCTTGAAGACACCATCCTGAACCTCTAGCGAGGCATCTGGTGGGCACACAAAGATTCGTCGTGGAGAAGCCAGCTCGATCCAGTCTGCACGAGAATCAAAGACCTCCTCGAGCTTGGTTAACTGTCGATCCTGATCTGGTGAAAACCAACCGCTGGCGAGATAACACGCAAGTTTTCTACCAAAATTATTTTCATTCTTCGTCATTGATTTGCCTTTCTAATTTCGTATTTAACTTCTCGATCTCTAATAGTAACTCTTCTTTGCTAATTGAACAAGCATCAGACTTTGAGATGTTTTCACGCGAAGAAAGCATCTGAAGATTTGCAATATTGCCGATCACTTCGGGTGATAAACCTTGTCTAAATCCCTCAGCGATTGAGAACTTATGGTCTAAGTGTAAGTCACTGCTTCTTTTATCGTAATCAGGAATCGTCTCAAGAGGTTGAGCATTTGTGACTTTCCACACAGCCCTACTGTATTTTTCATACTCTGGGAGTGAATTATTTCTCTCCTCCCAAGTCATGCCCCATTTTTCTAGAGTCCATTTATCTCTTACGTGTCTTGAGTTAAAAGGATTTGTTGATCCAAATCTTTTAAGACAAGTTTCTTGTCTTTTCTCTTCAAATGCACGAATTCGTATAGGGTACTCATCGCCATACTTCTCAATGCATGTTTGTCTGCCTCGCTCATAGATTTCGGAAACTTGAGATGCGTTCTCAACGCCATGTGTTGTCAGTGCCCAATTTTTTAGACCATCGATAATCTTCTGTTTGACTTCTGGTCTTTTTGCTGGGTTATTCTCAATCCATTTTTGTCTAAGTTTTTCTTTGACTTCGGGCTGATTCATTCTCTCAGAAAGAATTCTACGTCCTTCAATGGTCTGAGATATATTTCGTGCACCGTGCTTTTCTTCAAAGAGATCATCAAACTTCTTTTTGAAATCCGGCGACTTCATATGATGGGTCGCGCCGTATTTGTCGATGCAAGACTCTTGAGATTTCTTATATGAAAGCCCACCCTTCTTGCGAGACTCACCGTAGCATTTATGGTTACAAAAGTGATGAGGTGAATTTATCAGTGCACTCGCCTGTGCGCGATTTACAACTCTATTAATATCATTATTGCAAATGTCACAGACGAGCTGCACTGTAAATTCAGTCTTCTTTCCTATTTGTTTCTCTGATACTTGTTTGAGCATCTGTGGTTATCCTCTCGCGAATTAATCTCGCAACGAATGCACCAATCTTCAAGTCCCTCTCAGCACAGAAAGCTTTGAGGAGTCGATGAGTGTCTGAATCGATTGAGATTTTTTCTTGCTTCATGAGGATAACTATGCTCTTAGTACTAAGTAGTACTAGTCAAGATCACTTATTTGACTTCCAAGACTCAAAGTCAGACTTAATTTTCTCAAATTCAGAAACACCAGCATTCCAGTGTTGAAGAAACTTCTTCTGAGGACCTTCACCGTGGGTACCATTTAATTCTTCTCTGGTACATTGATAGATCGTATCATTCGGGTGATACTCAAAAATGTCATTCTTCTTGGCGGGCCAATAAAGATTAGTACCTCTTGATACCCATTTGTCACCATCTTTTACTCTAAAAGTCTTCACATAGTGCATATCGGGCTTATCAAAATCAATTAGTGTAGTAAATTCAGGAATAACCTTTGCAACTTCAACTGCAATTCGAACTGCAAGAATATTATCCGCGGCAGTTTGAATGGCAACGTCTTTGCGTTGATAGATGAATCCGATCAGCTCCTTGAGAGGCAAACGCATGTAGTAGAAAGACGTCATGCACTTGGGGAGGATGAGTCGAGCATCCATCATGGACACCGCCTTGGAATCAGTCATGTCAGCATAAAGTTGCTTGGACTCTTCGACAAGCTTCTTCCACCTCGCCAAGAATTCTGGTGAATTCTGCACGGGCTCAGGAATCACTGCGTCGTCGTCGCGGAGGTCACGGTCGCCGGTGCACTGCGCAGCAAAAGTGCCAGCGCGGTGGCGGATGATGTGCGTCACCTCTTGGAAAGACATGCCACTCAGACGGAATGTGAAACCAAGGCACTCCATGGGAGCCGGAAGTGTTCGTCCGCCAAAGACGTCCTCTAGGTTCTTAGACAACTCACGAGCCGACGCAGACTCGGGATGGATGTCAGGGCGGTCTGCCCAAGTCGCCTTCACGTAGTGCCATGCCACGTTCCAAGCTTGCTGTCGCGTGGGATGGTCTACGAGCTCGATCTTCAAGGCATCGATGTTGTTGAGGAAGTTGGTCTTGACGGGCCGGCCAAACTTCAGTTCCATGGGCAGTTCAATGGGTTCAAGGTCTTTATTTACGGGCATATTTTCTCCAAGTGTGAAACAGGCTCAAGCCACAATTATTAGACGTGCAGCTCTCAAAGTATAACACATTTCTACGTCAAAGGATAGGGCAAACTTTGTCGAAGATGTCTTCATTTTCTTCGACGTATATGATTCCGTTGGAATTTCTCACTTCGCTGTTGTAAGACTTTTTTGGAACGACGCAAGCGACGCCGTGTTTAGCGTACTCCGTAGCGTGTTTTGCTGAGTCATCAACTGCGAAGACCTTGGCTGTCTTGTAAAAGTCTTGTCCAGCCAGCCAAGCAAATTTTTCAGGTGTGAATACGACATCGTCGGCTGGAATGGCGTTCAAGTGCAGCCAGGCGTAAGTGTCGTAGAAGCACGTGAGGTTATTGAAGTCGCGCGCAGTGACGATCTGCACCCAGTAGCCTTTCATCTTGAGAGACATCAGAAAGTCGTAGTAGCGCTTGTTGAGATCGAGCCGCAAAAAGCCATGGTCATCAATGAATTTTTTGAAGAAGAATTCACTGTTGAGACCGTGCTCTTTGAACTTCACTGTGTTGTAGTACTCAGGGCAGTTGGGATCCATGAAGATTCCCGTCTGATCAGTGACAAACTTGCAAAACTCGAATCTAAACTCCGACAACACGTCGTCGATGTCAAAGAGAACGATCGGTTCTCCGTTCCACTTCTTGTCTCGCATCTGATGACGATAGTGGAGATAGTGGTCTTTCTGTTCTAGCGCGGACGTCAGCTTATCGGGCGTGATCTCCCAGAGATTTGCGATGGCGAGTATGTACCGATATGCATCAGCACACTTATACAGGATCTTTTGCAGGTCAGTTTCTCGAGCCTCTCGGCGGTGCTCTTTGTAATTGACTGCGCTGCACATCTCAGAGATCTCAGAGTGTAGTGCAAGGCTGAGAGTCTTGAACTGTTCGACTTTTTGTTCGTCAGTTAACTTCGATGAATCGTAGAAATAATTAGAAAAAGACCGCTGTGTGTTGACAGCATCTTTTAAATCATTCCATTTAGACATGGTCAATAACCGCTCTTTAAACGTTGAACATTGACAGCGCCCTTCTTCATGAAGGCTTCGTGTAGTTCTTCGGCAGAGATTCCGCTATAAATCACGATGCCGAAGAAGTAATGCAGTGCATCAACTAACTCTTCCTTGTAAGATTCTCTGTCAAATTCTTTGACTTCCGTAACACGATGGTTCTTGCTGTTCTTCAGCAAGTGATTTGCTTCAAAGAGTTCGTGCATGCACTCGTGTGCAAGTCCCTTGAGAATCTGCTGATTCTTCTTCTCTTTTAGATCAAGCGGGAAATCAGGATAACCCCTTTCGTCTCTTAAAAGATAGTTGAAATCTCGCTGCTGATTATACATGTCGTCAAGCTTGTCCATTTGATCCTCTTTCTACATTTTATTTGCACCAATGAGCAAAGTACAACTTAATTGAGCATAATATTTAACGCTATGGACAAATACGACAGAATGTTAGAAGAAGCTTTTGGCGAACCCCTTAAGATTGCCATCTCAGAGCCTGTGAAACTTGAACCAGTTAGAGTCAAGATCAGCTTGGATGATGATGTTTTGGACGACGACTCTTCTCAAAACCCTGAAGAAGATGTTTGTCCAACATGTGGCATGATGATGGTCGATGGAGAATGTGGCTGTGCTGTTGAAAATCTCGAAACATGTCCGGGGTGTGGAATGCTAGCCGATCAGTGCGCGTGTGAAGATGAGTCTGTGATGTGCGGTTGTGGAATGATGAAACCTGCAGTCGACCAACCGTGTGGGTGCGGAATGAGCGAAGCGAAGCAAGGTCCGACTGCAAAAACTGCTAAAAAGATTCTTCGTGGCACAAAGACGTTCAAAGAAAAGATGAAGAAGGTTTCAGGTTGGGCAGACGATCCAGCAGCTGCTGCAGCTTGGATGATGCACAAGGCTACAGGTAAGTGGCCAAGTGAAAAAGAGTGACCCGATTAATTCTTTTTAATTCAGACCCGTTTACCATGGGGTACATTTTCTCTGACACCCTGTGATGTCACAGAAACGAACCGTGCCTTGCTTTGTAGTTCTCTGATTGTGGCAGCACCCGAATAAGACACGCCAGACCGAACTCCTTCTAGTAAGTCTGTCACAGTAGCAGACATGGGCCCCTTGTAGGCGACGATGGAACTTTCGCCTTCGACCACAGAAACTTTTCCGCGCCAATTAAGCTGAGCTTCTTTAGATGCCATCCCTCTAAACTTTTTGAAGGTGGGAATACCATGGGGTACCTTGCCCTGCGTGTAAGACAGTCCCTTGTCGTCAATGATAGAACCCGGGCATTCGTCGTGCCCAGCAAGAATAGAACCCAGCATTACCAGATCAGCCCCAGCTGCTAGAGCTTTGACTACGTCCCCGGAATTCCTAATTCCTCCGTCAGCAACAAGAAGCGCACGTCTATCTGACTTGCCGCACTCTAGCACGGACTGAAATGTGGGAATGCCGTGACCTGTACGGATACGTGTAGAACACATGGACCCGCCACCGACTCCAACACGGATGGAATTAGAACCCCAGTCTGCTAGATCATTAAACGCTTCTAGTGTTGCCACGTTGCCGGTCATGATGTGGACATTGTCTCCAAACTTGAGCCTCATCTCTTTCAACGCTGCCTTCATAGAAGAATGATGACCGTGAGCAACATCGATACAGAACGCCCGGCATCCTGCCTCATACAATGCATGAGCTCTTTCTAGGTAATCCCCTGTAGCTCCAACAGCGACCATGACATTGGGTGTGGGATTGACGTCTGTTGATGACTTTGACACAGCTTCAATAAAAAACTTCACCGATTCAGATACTGTGCAGTATCGATGTAATACTCCAAAGCCTCCCAAGCGATCTAGCGTAGCAGCAGCATCAGGACTCATGACTGTGTCCATGGGCGAACCAACAATAGGACATCGAAGGGGTAAAAAAGCAGGTGTTAAACTTGCATCATTGCCTTCGTAGTCGCTGACAGACAGATCGACATTTTTTCTGGATTCGATCTCAGAATATTGTGGAACTAGAAGAACATCGTCAAAGCATAGCGTTTTTTGCATAGATCCAATCATAATGCTGTATAATTGAATTTTACAAAGTTCACATTGGAGGCAAAGAATCTAACATGATTATGTCCTGTATCAACTCTTCTGCTCTTGCTCTATCTTTTCCAGTCAGCGCTGAAATCTTCTCGTCGGCGAGAGGAAAAAGGTCCTGATAGTCTGTTCCTGAAACGCCGGACGCGACCTTGGTCATATCATCGTGAGCATCGAGCAAATCTCCGACTGTGCGGCCGTCTATGACAGCATTTTCTGCCCAATCTGCTGTGCTGTCGTAAAATTTCTCTTCATTAATTTTAGTCTCAAAACCCCAATCACCACGCATCCAAGCATTCATCTCTTCCCTTGTTATGGGTTTATAAGACTCATTGAGATCGGCCACTTGACTGCCTGGTATGAGCTTAAGCTTTTGAACTTGCTTAACAATATTTTCTGCAATTTTCGCAATTTTTTGGGCCGCGGTCCACTCTTCCTCACTTAACTTTGGATCTAAAGCAGATGAATAATCTGCTGCATCAATCCAATTCAGCAAACGATCGAGAGCAATTTCACATTCTCTAATATTGCCCAGCGTGCTTCGAAATAGATTATCAGCAGCCTCTTCGGTATGATGATCTTGAGAAATCTCTTCCTTGATAATCCTACGAAGTTGGTTTGCTGTGATCTTCATTGTATTTTATCCTTATGGTCTGGGCGGGTATATTCCGTTAACACAAATTATGGCCTTTACTCCGTTTAGATCTGCTATCTTCGGAAGGCTGAAAGTATGAATGCCATCTCCGCCAAATCTGCTTCCGAGCAGAGAATATAAGGCTGTATTTTCTTGTATCTTCAACGTGGAACCATCGCATTGTAGTCATCCGTCAGGAACAAAGTTTCCTGCAAAGTACATGATTGTTGCTAACATTGAATCCATAACAAACTCCTCGGACTACAATTTCTTCGATGATTGTTGTTAAACTAGCGGTTTAGAGATTCTCTGCTTCAGTAAGTATACGTGGCCTTCGTGCTTGTCGGCAATTTCCTCAAGCATATTGGCAAGCCCAGGTGTCAAAAGTCCACATTCTTTTAATGAAGAAATTGAATGTTCAACAACCTTAAGAAAGTTCATCTCTGCTACCAGAGACTTCTTGGCAAGATCTGAAGTCTGCGGGATCGTAGTTGCTCCGTCAGCGCCAGTTATAAGCTTAAGAAGCTGTGAATGCACTAATTGAAGGTCTACATTTGAAGTGCACCCTAGACCGATGGCTTTCTCAGCAGTGCCATCAATCTCTTCGACAGTACCTTCGTACAGGCGCTGGAAGAGTAAATGATCACCGTAGTATGGATCGCCTATAGCAACCCAGTGGTGATTTTGATGAAGTGCATAGAGGTACTTCAGATAAACGAGTACAACAGAAAGTTGTGCATAGGGTACACCACCCCACTCTGCCATCATGTTATCGGTCATGATGTGAAGGTTTGACTCTACAGAAATAATTGCCACAGTAGGCTCCATTTTCATCATTTCAGAAAGTTTCTTCTTCATTCATCCACCAGCATAAAGTTAATTTTAGTATTAAATCCATAGTTCCAAGCCAATCTAGCGTTAGAACCTCTAGCAGCAGCTCTGTCATTCCAGCAGCTTGTGTATCTGTCGAGTGCTTTTTCAGCAGTTGAATTCCAGCAGTATGCCTGAGGAAGCTTGCCGAATTTCGGAATGTCGACTTCTTGAATTTTACCAGAAACATAAGATTCTTGAATTGAGCTATGCGTAATATCAAAAAGTAGATTTGCTGCGTCAATGTAGCCTGAACGGGACTCACGAAGAAGATCTTTGATGGGGTCCACAAAGAAGCGCTCTTCAAGAATCGGCAAAACATTAATCTCCTCGTCGATTGATTCTGTCATGAGCTTGTCTTTAAGGTCGTGCAAGCTAAAGTTTTCTTTCAGCTGACCATTTGTTTCACAAACTTCGTCAAGTATCTCTCTAAGTTTCATTGCGTCAATTTTGACACCGCTTGTGGCATAGATGCTAGAACAAAGTCGCGAAACAGAAAGATGTTTCCAGTTTCCGTCTAATCTACCGTTATGGTCGTTAAAGATCTTCAACGCCATTCTCTTGTACCAGCCGTCAGTGAGGTCTTCAGGATCATAACCATCAAGCACTTCGCCGATGGTGCTATCTCCGTACATATCAAAATGTTTTTCTTTAATTTTTGGTGTAGGAATTCCGTCTTCAAAAATCTTCTTCTTTTGAACTATAGCTGTCAAAGCATCGTCATTAGGAAATCTACGAACTATTTCCTTCAACTGTCCAAACGAAAGACGTCTAGCGACTGCGCATCTTATGCTAGAATCAGCATCAGTTATAAACTTAACAGCATACTTCTCAGGAAGCAAACGAGCAGCAATCTTGCGTGCCTCTCTGCTTGTGCTAGCAGCTGCTAAAAGAGTTGAGACTCTTAAAGATCCTATGGGTAAATCTTCGCCTCGAGATTCCATGATGCTTAATTGGTCATTAATTGCAGCAAAAACACGTCGAGGTTCGCTAGAAACTTCCACTGACGGACCAAAAACTTCAACTGCTTCTCTCATGAGCTGATGAGCAGCTTTTTCTTTCTTCATCGTCTCTTTAACGATTGTTTGCAGATTCTTCAACTTGAGTTGCATTCAAAGACACTCCTAGGCTCTAAATATCAATCAACTCAAAAGGTTGAAAAATTAATCTAGCTTCATTGACTTTAACCACTGCTTTAATGTCAACTTCACACTATCTGGTACGTAAACGCTGTCATCGTTAAATGAAGGATCATCAATTAACTTAGTGCTGTAAGATTCATCTGGCTGTGAACCAGCGTAAATTGTCTCTCTTACAAGCTGTTGGATGAGCTTAATTAGCTTATTGTGTTCTTGTCTGTTCACAGTCAAGTAATTATTACATATTGTGTAAGAAATACTTCCAATCAGTGTGCCACTCAAAATTTTTCTTTCTAATATCCCAGAAATGATATGCTTTTGGCAAAATTGGATTTTTCAACAGCTTCATACCTAGCTCTGAGAGTGGCTTACAGCCTTTTTTAAGATTACATCTCTTGCATGCAGAGACACAATTCTTCCATGAACGCGTACCACCGTACGATTTTGGAACTATGTGATCAATGGTAATTGTACCGTCGTCAAGATCAACGCCGCAGTATTGACATTGCCAATCATCTCTGTTGAACAAGGCTTTGCGTCTAAAGCGTGGCGGGACATCAATTTTTGGGATTCGCCGCTTTAATCTGAGCGTAGCAGGTGCTTTAAAATCTCTGGAGGTTGATGAGTAGGTGATGTCCCACATGCTTGGGCCATCAACAGAAACGACTTCTGCGCTGCCTCTGAAAAGAAGTTTTAACGCTCTAAGTGGTGTTACAAAATTTAAGGGTGTATAGTCATCATTTAGCAAGAGGGACAATTTCATGGAATACCCACTTGATTTATAAATAATGTTTGACTTCATTTAAACTAACTCAAATTTAGAGTTTTAATAATTTTATCATAGTAAACAGGATCTTTTTCCACAAGAATAAATCTTCTGCCTAAGCATCTAGCAACGTGACCTGTTGCGCCGCTGCCAGCAAACATGTCTATCACAAACTCATTTGGTTCTGTATGAATCTCAATAGGGATCTGGGCGAGTCTTTTTGGCTTCTCTGTGGGATGTACTTTACCCTTAAAAATTTCAGTAATATCAGTCCATACGTTAGTTCTGCGGTAGAACTCACTCTTTGCCGGGTATTTCTTGTTGTAACCTGCGTAACCTCGTTTGTCATCAAGATAAGGAATGACAAACTTGCGTGGGCGTTCAGCTCTGCCCTTTACAAAATAGGCCAGTTCTTCGCGTGTAAAGATATAATTTCTGGGAACACCGTATGCTCGCTTCTTTTTCCAAGTGATCAAATTTGCTAATTGAAAGCTATCTGATTCCACGTCGAGCATGTACTGGAAGAATGGCCTAAAATTGCGCTTGCCGACGCCACCCCAGACATAAAAACTTCCACCATCAAGAAGTAGATCAGCCCAAAGCTTAGTCCAATCTACCATCCAAGAAGCAAACTGTTTCTCATTCAGCTTCGTCTTGTCCCATTTTTCATCTAGAATATTTCCGTAGGGAGGATCAGTAAAAATTAAAGCTGCTTTCTCTTGTCCTTGTCGCTGCAAATAAGTCTTTACTTCATCAAGAACATCATTGTCTGTGCAGTCGCCACAGATAGTGAGACCATCTTTGTGCTCATCTTTTCGTAAATACATAAAGTGCTCAGCAATACTGTAACTTGCTGAGCACTTCAAGTATAAAATTTAAATCTATTAGGCGGCAATAGCAACAGACTTAAAGCCGTCAATTGCGTCAATCACCTTTGCCAATGTTGCATCATCGACATTTTTTGGGTCAATAGCTGCACGCACATCTTTAAAGGCAGGTCCAAATTCTTTCTTAACTTCCTCAGCCTTCTTTTGGTCTTCAGCTGATGGTTGCTTTCCTTCGCCTGCAGATGGGTCGCCGCCTATCATTGATGCAATCTTCTTGTCGTCAATTTTAACTTTCTTCTTCTTAAGCGCACCAGAAATGTCACCCATCTTATCCTTCAGTTCTTTCTTTTCTTCGTCAGTTTTAAAAGATTTTAGTGCGTCTCCAAACGTAGTCTCATCCTTTATTTTTCCAGATTCTATGTCCTTAATTAGATCAACTACCTTAATCTCAGCAAGTAGAAAAGAACTCTGACCAACACCGGCAAGGTGTTGCCATCTCTCCATGAGATCATGCTGTCTATTGAGTTCAGTTGCCTCATTGACAAAATTCATCAGGCCGCGGCGAGTAAGTGGGCTTCCGTTCTCCAGCTTGAGATGACCCTTGTCGATGAGAACCTTGACGACATCTGTAACAATTTTACCGTCGACACCTGCACTCTTACCAATCGCGTTACCGAGAACAGCTGAAAGAGCTGCAACATCAGGTTTTTTCTTCTCAAGCTCAGCAGCAACTGCTTCTTCAGGTTTACCGGTAGCATCGGCAACGACACGAGTCAGTACCGCAGGATTCTGTTTAACAGCGTCAGCAGTCACCGGAGTACCTGGCTTTGCCTCCGCGCCACCTGCTTCTCCAGCTTCGCCGCCAGAAGGCTTAGCTGATGCGATTTCTGCAGGATCTGCACCAGCTTCATCTAGCACACCTTTTAGAAATTCATTAATGACTGATTCGTCAACTCCTGCTTTGCTTGCAATTGATTTCAAATCTGCTACTGCTTTTGCAATGTTATCTTTAGCAAGCTGAAGCTGCTTTTGAGCTACTTTGTCTTTGAAAAGCTTAGCAAGGTCGCCGCCGACCTCCATGCCGCCGCCAAAGAAAGATTTAACTTTATCTAGAAAGCCAAGTTCAACAAGCACATCATGCTCTCTTTGATTAATTCTGCCCTCGAGGAGCGCCGTATACGCCTTGTACTTAATGACTCTGTATGATCTTTGAATCTTGTTATTTTGTCTCATGGGAAATATAACGTGTGAAGAACTTTCAAGTTAAATATACATAAAAATGAAAAAAGGGAACGAAAAAATCGTTCCCTCTCTTGACTTTGCAATGTTTTTATTTTTATTTGATCTCAATTAACTTTGTACTTGTCTCTTTAGATTTTCTAAAAGTCAAATTGAGAACGCCATTTTCAAGCAAAGCATCTGGTGTTGCGACGTCATAATCTTTAGAAATTCTGTACGTAGTGCTGATATCCTCAGCACCGCGCTTGGCCTTGACTGCAATGGTTTGTCCCGTAGCTTCTACTCGAAGGTCTTCTTTCTTTACACCCGGCAAATCTATTGTAAGCGTTAAGCTCTTTTCATCTGAAGCTACATCGTAACTGACGCTTCTTTTGGACTGAAAAGCTCGTGGAAAACCCATGTCAGAAAGAAAGTAGAAAGGGTCGAATGATTGCAAATAATCGCTTCTATCGGTACAATACTTGGTCAACATTTTGTGTGAATCTCCTGTGTTTAAGAAAAATTAATTCCTGTAAATCTCAAGATAATCATCAATGGCGTACAATGTAACCCTCCTTTTTAATTTTTATTTAAAACAGGCATTTGAATATCTAAAGAATTGGAAGCACGTTTTTCTTCAATCTCTTTAAGATATTTCTGATGTGATTCTTCGACAAACTTTTTATAGTCGGGATCAAGTGTGAGCGTATCTGATTCTGCTGCATCTAATGTAAGTCTAACTTGTCTCATTAGATCTGCACCGTCTACGCCGAGCAGAAGCGCCTCTTGAAAGATCTGAATGAATCTCATCGAAACTTCGTCAGAAATTTTATACTTCATATTTTCCTCTTTTGTAAATTATACTCAAATTTTTGGAAGAATGTCTTTTTCTTCTAGCGTAGACTGAATCATTTTAGCAATTTTCTTCTTTTCTTGCCTGCAATTAATTACTGTGGATACTTCAAGATTGTTAGATGCCCACTGCGAATATAGCATTCTGACATTGTCTTGCAAATTAGAATCAGTTTCGTAGACATCTTCTGCTTCATGCGGAAAAGATCGACCTAAAAAGATTAATGTATGGTCGGGTTTCTTCAGCAATTTGGTCAAAATCGAAGTAAATTTTTCAGAAACGCCCGTCGCGGCGCCATACACAACTGTCGACAAGCTCCAACGATCAAATATGATGACGTCGTAGAAGCTTTGCAATTTTGGCAGTCTGAACATCTGAAAAATCTTTCTATTCAAGAACTGAATTACTTGAAAGATTTTAGGATATTTTTTCGCAGTACCGCTTCTAAGCATCCAGTATATCAGCCTGTAAGTCACTGCTGACCTAATTGGAACTTCAATAAGTTTAACGAACATTCCCTTCTTCTCAATGTACTCTTTGAGCAGAAGAGCTTGAGTAAATTTACCTACTCTATCTGGACCTTCTACAACTATTATTTTAGCTTTTATCTGCTTCATTATTGTAGTAATCTTTCCACTGATCTTGCGGTTTCAAAGTTCTATAATCGTTGGTAATTTCTTCTCCAGGGTGAATATCTCTAGCTGCGATTGATAATGTTGCTGTTTCATGTATCACATTTGGATGGCAAGAATGATTGGTAAATCTATCACCATCTAAAGGAAACATATAATCACCATTCTCATCAATCCAGTAATAATCGACTTCGACTAAATGAAATAATTCTTCATTAGAGAAATTTTTTATAACTTCTTTGAGAATTTTTGCAGTAAAGAACTCATTGTATTTCCACACAACGGTGCCGGAAGGTACAAATTCTTTTGAAAATAGGCCAAGACCGTGTATGGAACTTTTATCTACGTAGGTTTTTATCTTCAGCATTGTGCGCTTCCTCCCAGTAGATTGTTTCACCTCGTCTGTAGTGCTTTAAGTTTACTTTTGCATCGTCGCGGGTGAAGTGATTATCGCTTAATGTCAAGAAATTATTCGGCAGCAGAGCAAACTGACCATTCTCAAGCTCAATCATATTGAGGGGCTTGTGCTCTGACGGATACCTAGAATAGCCGTCGAGCCAATCTATAATCACACCTGTGTGTCTTCCTTTAGAAGAGAAGGGACAGTGCACTTCATAAGATAAGCCTTCTAAGCACTTTGCAAAGAAAGCCTCGACATCATCGCCCATAGATGCCCAAGGCATCAATTGCATTCTTTCCCAAGAAAAATCTTGCTTCGTCGAGAGGGCATGTAGAGGTAGTCCGCTCCAGTGTGCTCCCGACTCTAGAAAGACGTGGCACATCAATGTCTGGTATTCTCTAGAATAAACAGCATGCCAGATTCCCAGTGTTGTGCCTGGCGGCATGTTTGGACCGAGAAATTTATTGTCAACGTTGACGTAGATGTGAAAAGGTAGATTACAATGACGGCTCATATCAAAATAATTCCTTCACTTTGCTTTATTTTCGTACGCGAGGCCGAAGGCCTCTAATGTAGCAGTGAATGCCTCAGTAGATTGTACCAAGTCTAACATGCATCTTGCAACTTCTTTTATCTCTGTTTGAGCATGATCTGAGTATCGTAGGCGAAGGAAGTGGACGAAGCTGCGAAAATTGAACATGACATCCGCGGTGATTTGATTACCATAGGGAAGATAAAGACGCGCCGATTCCTTTGCGCGCTTACGAGACATGCCGTTTTGAACTAGGCGGTCAAGTGTAGCGTGATACTTTTGAAGAGAAGATTCCATGTGCTCAATGTATCTTTCTTGTTCCTCGAGCGGCCAATCAGACGGCACATAATACTTGTCGTCATTTAGCTCTTTGTATCTTGCAGATTCTGCATTGATAGATACACCGATTCGATGTTTGAGAAGCTGCACGTGTGTAGCTATCTCAGTGGTTACAAGGAAGTGCAGTGTGCTCTTTTCGAAGACAGAATGATGATCATTCTCTGCAAGCATCTTTAACAGAGCAGGAACTCTGTTTCTCTTTTCTTCAGTCAATTCTCTCGATGTAGAGGTCCATGCTGATAAAGCGTGTGTTAGATCAGAACCATAATAACCAATGAGTTCAACTTTATTAGGCTGCGGAGGCATGATGTGATCTTATAAAAATTCTGTATTATGAACAAAAAAGGGTTGACCAAAAGATCAACCCAGCATTTTGCATTATGTTTTTAAAGTTGTTGTCAGTATACTTGAAAGAATCTATCAAGATGGCCCTTTGATGTGGATTTTAGATCCTTCTTCAGCGTAGCTAGAAGATCACTAAGTTGAGCCTTCATATTTCTGCGCGCTTCAGGTTCAAGAGGCTGAACGTTTATCTGAGCAAGTATTCTCCTACCAAGATTATTCACAAACTCTTCTGACAACTCATCAATCACGAACTCAGGAATAGATGTCAAATTACCTTCTGCAAATGAACGCACCGACTGTCCACGCCATTTTTCTGTCAATCGTTTCTTCACATTATCATATACCTTGTCTTCAAAACCACCAACGATATTACTGCTGCGCTTGCTCATTGTCGGTACTATAAATAGGCGGCTGTCAATGATTTGTTAGTTGAATGCTTAGGTTATTTAAAACGTCACTGAGCAGATGAGTCATACTGTCATGCCAACAACTATTCTGTAGATTGTAAAAGTTGCTTAACTTGTGGCTACGCACATTTACTCCACCCGCAAGATGCGCACGTCACGCATCCTTCTCTGTAGATTAGACCTTCAACTCCGCAAGAATGACACGTTTTGTCCGACTGTGATTTAGTTCCATCAGGAATATAACTCTTTAGGACTCTAGAAATTGCCTTCGAAAAAGACTGCAGTCCGCTGAATTTATCCTTTTGCAGCTGTTCGACGATGTACTGAACTGGAACGCCGTGCCGCAACGCAAGGGACAACGTCCTCGTCATCGCGCCGTGATTGGGATTCGAAAATAATTCAACAACGTTTTTAAACACGAGCTCGTCGTCGTCGACCAAAGGAATGCTTAAATTATAAGTAGCGACTCCGTCTTTCTTGCCATTCTTGATTAGAATACCTGACTTCGATTTCTTCGGCACCTCGACGTGTTGCGATAAGCCACAAAAAATTTCGTATGGCAGGCCTGCTAACTTACCAACCAACACGAGATAGCTCTCGTTGTCACCACCTGACCGGACGTTAATTCTGTGAATATCACAGGATAATTCTTTGGGCCGCTTTGGTGCGTGATTTTCTACCAGCGTTTCCGGCTGACTAGCAACATCTACCTTCTTCTCAGAGGGCTTCGTCTCGGCCACTAGAACACCGGTTCTGCAACCATCACGGTAGATGGTGACACCCTTGCATCCAGTCTCCCATCCCTTCATGTAGATGTCCTTGACGACGTCCACAGAAGTTGAATTAGGAATGTTGTTGGTGTTCGAAATTGAGTGGCAGATCCACTTCTGAGCCGCCGCCTGTAGGTCGACCTTGGCAACCCAGTCGATCTCGTTAGCGGTACCACCGTGGTAAGGTGACTCGGCGACGTGGGACTCTGTCTTGTTGTTGACCTCCATCCACTTCTTGAAAGCGTGGTGATAGACTGTGTACTCCTGCCACTTGTCTCCTAGCGGATCCACGAAGTCGACACGGACTGATGGATCGTCACCGTTGACCTTCTTGCGGCGTTTGTAGAACAACATGAATGCTGGTTCGATGCCGGAAGTTGTTTGTGTGAGGACTGAAACAGAACCAGCCGGAGCTGTAGTGGTCAAAGCAATGTTACGTCGGCCATGCTTCTTGTAGGCATTGACAAGATCAGGTTCTGCCTCAAGGACCTGTTGAATGAACGGATGATCCTCTTCAAGCTTGTGAGAGAAGACCGGGAAGGATCCACGTTCCTCAGCCATCTTGACGGTTGACCTATAAGCAGAAAGAGAAAGAGCCTTGTACAGAGACTCTGTCATCTGGATGGATTGCTTGGATCCATAGACGAACCCAATGGCGGCCAATGTGTCGCCGAGGGCAGTGATGCCAAGTCCTGTTCGGCGACCGCCGAGAGCCGCAGAACGGATCTTGTTCCATAGACCCAGCTCGGATGCCTTGACGTCTTCAGGCTCAGGATCATTTTGGATCTTAGCGATGATCTTGTCCACCGCCTCGAGCTCGAGGTCGATGAGATCGTCCATGAGACGTTGGGCCTTAGACGCCACGTCCTTGAACCTATCGTTGTCGTATGCGGCGGCGGATGTGAATGGATTCTTGACAAACTTGTACAGGTTGATGAGGAGCAACCGGCAGCTGTCATATGGACTGAGCACGATTTCTCCGCAATTCTTAACACAGATGCCAGAAGAAATAATGAATTTGGAATCCTCGTGTGAAGTAATAACATGGTAGTTGTGATTATCGTCAACTGTAATGTTATAGACGTCCTCAATACCGAACTTCTCAACTGAGACGACTTTGTGATTGTTGGATACTTGGTTAACAAAATTGTTCCAAGAACCAAACCTGAAATTATTTGCAAGAAACTCCGGTAGACCGTGTTTCTTGGCATGCTCGGACCAGATCTTTCCTGTCAGTTTGCCATGCTTCTCAAACAGATTTTTACCATGTTCAAGAAGTTGATCGTTAGTATGACCTGAGAATCTACCGTTTGCATCACCTGGATGGCTTGCAAAGTTCACCTTCCATTCTTCGGACATCTTGAAGTAAGGATTGTTCTCCCCTAGCATATTCTTAGCATGTAAATCATGATGCTCTTTGTGGGTCATGACTCTCATGTTTTCAATATTATCATTGAGAGAATTACAGTCAGCGTGATGAATAGCGTGTGTCTTAGAATCGACGGGACCAAAGTGGAACTCGTGGATGAGACGATATTGTCGCCTATTTCTTCTAGCGCCTCCCGTCATCGAGACGCCTGTGTTGGATACCTGTCTGTATCCATTTGAATTAAATGAGTTAAACGGAAAGATTGAGTCACCAGACTTTAGGTCCTGAAGTTCTACATAAGTACAGTCACGCTTCATGATCTTGTGATCGGGCGTTGCAACAAGAAAGCTTCCATCGTCGAGCGTCAACTTCCAGATCTCGACTTGATTCTTTGTTAATCTGGGATTTCTGCCCCATTTGATTTCGACTTGACCAGTTACCGGGTTAGTCGAATACACTGGGACATCTTTACCTTCTTCAGCAAGTTGACGGATACTAACTGCGTTCCTTCCGTCTGCAACTGCAATGAGCGTATCTCCAACAATACACGGGTTTGTAGAAGTTGAACCATATCCAACGCTTGCATACGCTTCAGTCGGAGTATTGCGCTTGACAGTGTCCCAGAATAGAAGACCAGGCTCAGCAGAAGCCCATGCTGCTTCGATGATCTCGTGCCAGAGTTGTCGAGCGTCGATCCACTCCTCGACTGTATGCTGTGCACCCTTCTCAACAGGGAAGCGAAGGTGAGTTTTACCACCGTCTTTAACAGACTGCATGAACTCATCCGATAGTCGGATCGAGATGTTAGCACCGGTCACCTTCTTCAGGTCGCGCTTGATATTAACAAAAGTACGAATCTCAGGATGGTGAACATCAATGGTTAACATCAAAGCACCCCGGCGTCCACCCTGGGCCACCTCTCGACATGTGTTGCTGAATCGTTCCATGAAGACGCCGATACCGTCAGTGGTGCGAGCCGCGTTGGCTGTGACGAGGCCCTTTGGCCGGATAGTAGAAACATCGAATCCTACACCTCCGCGGCGCTTCATGATCTGTGCCTGCTCCTGATCTGCCTTTAGGATTCCTGCGTAGGAATCGTACGGTGACTGAATGACGAAGCAGTTAGACAGAGACTGGTATTGAAAGTGATTACCGATCGCTGACATTGGAGAACCTTGCGGAACGACTGCGCCGAAGCCACGAGATTCCTTTGCTAGCTCCTTAAGGGACATCACAGCTCTCTGTGAGATGTCGATGTGTTCTACATCAGCGAGGAGGCAGAAGATCTCCTTCTCAGACATCGGATTCGGATACTTGGCCTCGATTCGAGCAAACTCACGAGCCAGTCTAAGATGCATGTCTGTGGGTGTCAACTCATGAAGTTTACCTGTCGCATCTCTCAGCGCGTATTTATCAACAAATACGCTTGCTGCCAACTCATCTCCGCCAAAATACTTTAAAGACGCATTAATTGCTTCATCACGTGTGTACGTCATATTTTCTCTTTTGCGTGGATTCTAACTATACAACATTTGCTAAAGAACTGCTAGCTTCAAAGTTAGTTTTCTTTGCTGGAAGTTCTTTTTTTAATTCTTCCCACTTTGCTTTAAGTGCCTTCTTCTGCGCAACATCATCGTCTGCTTTGGAGTCTTCAAGTGTGCCAGCTTGACCAACGACTTCAAACTTGCTTCTCGCAGTGTCAATCTTGATTGGATATAACAGTCCGTCTCTTCCTGCACGATTTTTTGCGATGAATAGACGGCCCCAACCCGTTGCCTTCTCGTGGGACTTACGAGAGATAGAAAGCACAACATCTGCGACCATTGCCTTACCATAAGCTTCCGACATATTACTTAAATCGACTATTTCACTACTTGACCCTTCTTTATTGGATTGTGATGCAGTCCAAATTGGAATCCCTTTTTCTGATGCAAAACTTCTAAGCTCTTCATAAACAAGCTTTAATTCATGCCTCAAAGAATCGAACTGCCTCGTAGACCTCATGATGTCTGCATAATCAATGACAATTACATCGGGACGAAAACCTTTAACGTCAAGCCGCTCAATGTGAGAGCGAACTGTGTAGATAGACGCAGTATTGGTTGGAAATTCTTTGATGATGAGTCGACCTAGCTTCATATCTTTATATTTTTCCATGACCTCATTCTTGCGATCGATGACTTGATTGGAATCTATGTCGCAGAGGTTTGAATCATATCTGACACCGACAGCAGTTTCAGAAAGCTCAAAGGTATAGTGTAGAACGTTTTTGCCTTCTTTTAAAGCGTTAGCGCCAAGCATAGTGAGAAAGTGAGATTTACCTACGCCTGTTGCAGCTACTATGACGCCAATCTCGCCAGATCCTAAGCCGCCGTTTAAAATGTCTTTTCTATCAATTTCATCAATACCCGTTGAGACGCAGTTTCTTTGAAGACGCGTGAATCTAGCTTCATAATCAGTAAAAAAGTCGTGCCCCAGCTGGGGGGCGGTTCCAACTAGAACTGCTTTCTTAATGGATTCTACGATAGATTCGTAACGTTCTGCGGCAATTTGATCAACTGCGTCTTCGAGGGCTTTCTTAAGGGCTTGCTTTCGACAGAAATCAAGCGACTTATCTTTCACAAACTGTAAGTCTCCTGGATCTGGATTTGCTTTCATCCTCTGCAAATAATCAATAATCTGATCTCGAAGAATGATGTCAGTGCCTGTCTTAAGATCGTCTCTTATGATCGTGATTAAGAGCTGCAAGGTAGGGAAAACTTTATACTTCTTTGCGTAAGAAAAATAACGGTCTGCGAGAAACTTGAGATAATTGACCTCAAAATAGCCGTTATTAATTACTTCCATCATCTGTTCTGCCCACTTTGTGTCAGTGAGCAGAGCTTGCACAAGCTTTTCTTGAAAAGTCTTGCCAAACTGTCCAAAAGAGACAACTCCAGTCTTCGGCATTTGTTCACTATCAGTCATGATGTGTCCTTGTAGCGTTCTTTAATCCTTCGATGCAAGAAAAATCGTAAAAGAATCTATCGACATCAAAGTCATTGATTCCTTCTTTTATCAGCGACCTGATAAGCTCAATCCTATTCGCTCGAGGCACAAATGTATCCAGCGCATTTTGAAGCCTTGATGTTTGATCTCCAGAGAGCATACTTCCGTCTAAATAAACAAGGTTCCAATTTCTTTGCACAGCGCTCGATTCGTTGTGCACTCTCTCGTAAATAACACTTTCCGAGGCATGGCTCGCTGCATAATTAAGCACATCCTGTAAGATAACAGTGTCTTCTTTACCTAAGAATGGAAATTTAGAAGAAACTGTTTTGTAGCCTAAGCCTTTTATACCCGGTATGTTATCAGAAGAATCTCCGCACAGTGCTTTTGCTATTGCAAAATTATTAACATGAATTCTATACTCTTTAAGAACATCTTCGCTAGTGACGATCTTCTTCTTGTGGGTTGAATAGATCTGAGTCTTTTCGTCTAGAAGTTGAAGCATGTCTTTGTCGGAAGACACTATAATCTTGGCAGCGGATCTAAACGGTCCTTTGCATAAAAAAGCGATGATGTCGTCACCTTCGCAGCTGTCGACATATACTTGACAGACAGGTATCTGTTTCAACATTCTAAGCAGCGACATGAGCTGATCTTTTTTGTTCTTATCTGTGTCAGGAATATCGTCTCCGTAAAATCTATTTAATTTCTCAGGGCGTTTATTCATCTTATATTCAGGAAATAATTTGCGCCTCCTTTGAGAACCTCCTCCTTCCCAAGCGATATACACGGAAGAGGGCGACAATTCTCTAACTAAGCGCTGCAGAGTCTTAAGAAATCCTACGCATCCTCCTACTTGATGTCCATGTGACGACATCTGAGGAAAAGCTGCCCAAGATCGAACAAATAAATTCATGCCATCGACTAGTAGAATGGGCCTCATAATGCTATAATTGCGCGCGAGCGCTTACCTTTACAAAGGGTAAATTATCAGAGAATTTGAGAAGCAATTAAACAGCCACGAGCTACTGCATGAAGTGGATCAGAAGCATGTCGAACTTCTTTTACAGTGAGCGGAAATGCATTTTGCTCAAGCTTGACTCTAAAATGATCAATAAATCCCTTCGGCTTTGAAGTACCGCCTGCAAGAATGACAGGAATGGGGTCCTTAAACTTTGGCAAGGATTTGCTATCCTCTAAAGCACTGCTAAGCTGTTTGGTAGTGTAGTCGAT